CTGGGCGCTACAAGGGCTCCGCAATCGGGGCAAACCTGCGCGTCATCTTCCAGCAGCCCACGGCCATTCTGCGGACCCTGGACATGATACGCCCCGACTACCTGGCCGAAGGGCTGGGGAGCTGGCGGCGTGGCTGGCAGCGGGCACAGAAATACGCGCCTATCGCCAAATGGAAGAGCTGGGGCTACTTCGACGTGGCGACGGGCAAGAGCATCAAGAGCCTTATGTTTGACAGCGACAGCAAGCTCAGCAAGTTCAACAGCGCCTTGATGGCCCCGGCAGGAGTGGCGGACGCCTTTGCCTGGGGGCAGCTTTGGAGCGCCTGCGAGAAGGAGCTGGAGGCGCAGATCAAGAAGGGCAGCGTGCAGGGCGTCGAGCCCGGAACGGAGGCTTTCTTTGAACGCGTGGCAGGCCGCTTCTCCGAGATCGTGGACAGGACGCAGGTGGTGGACGGCATTTTGCAGCGGTCTCAGATCATGCGCTCCCCGGACCGGCTGGTGAAGATGGCGACCTCCTTCATGGCGGAGCCCACCAAGCAGTACAATCAGTTTATGAGCGCCGTTTACGACCTGCGGCACAGCGGAGGCAAGGACGAGCGCAGGGACGCCATGAAGCACCTGGCCCGGACGCTGCTGGCGCTGCTGGCCTCCTTCGCGGCCAACGCCGCAGCGCAGTCTCTCATTGACGCCATGCGCGACGACGACAGGGAGAAAAAGTATATCGAGCGCTTCCTGGGGGCTTACCCCGACAATCTGCTGGGAAACATCAATCCGCTTTCCTTCGTGCCCTGGGCCCGCGACATTTCCTCCATCATCCAGGGCTACAGCGTGGACCGCATGGATATGGCGACCGTGAGCAACATCGTCGACGCCGTAAAGGGCACGACCAAGGCCCTGGAGGGCGAGGGAAAAAAGAGCGTTGCCAACGCGCTGCTTACGCTGACGGCGGAGGCGGCCCGGCTCTTCGGCCTGCCCGTTGCGAACATCAAGAGGGACGTGCTGGCCATCGTCAACACCGTGGCGACGGAAACCGACAACTACCTCATGCAGTACGAGATCGACAAGGTGCTTTATCCCGTCCAGGCAAACACCAGCCGCTACGCCGGTATTTTGTGGCAGGCCTACCAGAACGACCAGGAGCAGTACAAGACCCTCTATGAGCGCATGGTGGCGGACGGCATCGACGAGGATAAGCTGAAAACGGCCATGGAAAACCGCATGAAGAAGGCCGAGGGCGTAAACAAGGCGAGCGATCTCAGCCAGAGATACATGAGCCCGGAGCAGCAGAGCCGGTATGACGGGCTGCACAAGGGGCTGGAGCGCAGCTCCCTCTGGCGGCAGGCTTCCGGCGAGGAGCGGGAGCGGGTGGAGGATAAACTCTATTCGCTGGTGGCCGAGACCTCAACGGAGAACAGCGCCGGAACGAAGCTGCAGGAGAAGTTTGACGCGGCGAAGGAGGCCGGGATCAGCGAGGGCGAGTACGCCCTGTACATGCTGGCCCTGAGCATGGCGGACGAGCCGACGGACAAGGGCAAATATGGCACCTACACCAACGACGAGCAGGAGGCCGCGCTGGATATGCTGGACGGACTGAGCCGCGAGGACAAGAGCTGGCTGTGGATGAGCACCCACGACAGCGACAAAAACAATCCGTATAAGTGAGTTTCAAAATTGCACGCAATGTTGCAACTTTTGTGCAAGTTACCGGCAAGTTGCCAGCAAGTTAAATTCCGGGATGTTAAATTCATCCCGGAATTTTTTTATTTTTGCACCGCAGGCGTTACATGTAGGCCAGGGGATTTTTTATGATGGCGGTGCTGGGGACCTCCTTGTTCAAGAATAGCGGGACCCGCAGGCCGAGGCGGGGGGCTATCATTCTCCTCCCCCCGCCGGTCCCGCGCTCCCCGGCCCCACACGGCGGGTATGCCGCGGAATGCTTACACGGCGAGCTTTGTGTGCCGCGGATTGGAGGTTTTACCATGTACCAGCAAATATCTTTTCTCCCCTTTATCCTTGACCTGTTCGACGGCGCCGCTGCCGGAGGCGAGGGGGGAGCGGCGGCCCCTGCCGGGAACGGGGAAGGGTCTGTACCCGCAGGAGCGCCGGCGCTGAAGCGCAGATCGGGCGGAGCATTTGAAAACGTCGTCTACGGCAGGCCGCCGGAGACGGGTCCTGCTGACGCCGGGCAGGAGAGCGCCAGCACCGTACAGACTACCAGCGACACCGCCGAGGCACGGAAGGCGCAGTATCGGCAGTTCAAGGAGGGTGACTTCAAGGATCTTTTTGATGCGGACATCAATCGCATCGTTGGGAAAAAGGTCCGTGAAAACAAGACCCTCCAGGAGCAGCTTGACGCGCAGAAGCCCGTGCTGGACGTGCTGCTGCAGCGCTATCAGGTCGCCGACGGCGACTATAAGGCGCTGATGGAAAAGGTGGAAAACGACAACGCTTACTGGTCCGAGGCCGCCGATGAAGCGGGTATGACCGTGGAGCAGTACAAGCAGATGCAGAAGCTGGAGCGCGAGAACAGGGCACTGCTGCAGGCACAGCGGGAGAAGGAAGGCCAGGAACGGGCCAACAGCACCTTCCAGCGCTGGGTCGGCGAGGCGCAGCAGCTCGCGCAGGTCTATCCGGACTTCAACCTGGAGACCGAGGCGCAGAATCCACAGTTCGTTTCCCTCCTTCGTAGCGGCGTCCCCATGGAGCATGCCTACAAGGTGATCCACATGGACGAGCTCATGAACAGCGCCGTGCTGACGACGGCGGCGTCCACCGAGCAGAAGATCACCGCCAACGTGCGGGCCAAGGGAGCGCGCCCCGCCGAGGCCGCCAACACGCCCAAGGGAGCCGTGACCTACAGAAACGACCCCTCAAAATTCACAAAAGCGGACCGGGCGGAGATCGCCCGCAGATCGCTGCGGGGAGAGAAAGTCTCCTTCTGACGGTCCGGGAAAGGACTGTAAAAATGACCAACGACATCCTCACGAAGATCATGGCGCGGCCCATGATCCTTGACCTGTTCGCCGCTTACGACGGCGGCCCCGAGGGCAGCTACGGCGTTCAGCCCAACACCAACACCACCACGGACAACACCACCGGGAACGACCTGTCCCCGGAGATGAAAACCTACTACAGCGATTACCTCATCGACCTGGCGGAGCCCGAGCTGGTGCACGCGCAGTTCGGCCAGCGGCATCCCATCCCCCGGAACGGCGGCAAGACCATCGAGTTCCGGCAGTATGATCCCCTGCCAGAGCTCACCACGCCGCTGACCGAGGGTGTGACCCCCGACGGCCAGAGCCTCAACGTCAGCGCTCTGACGGCCACCATCGCGCAGTATGGCGGCTACGTCACCATCTCCGACCTGCTGGAGCTGACGGCCATCGACAACAACATCCTCCAGGCCACCAAGCTCATTGCTTCCCAGGCGGGCCGCACCCTGGACGGTCTCATCCGCGACGTTCTGAACGCCGGTACCGTGGTGCAGTACGCCCAGGGCGGCACCAGCCGCGCCACGCTGGCCTACACGTCCCCCACCAGCAACAACAACCTCACCGTCAACGACGTGAAGCTGGCCGTCCGCACCCTGGAGGGCCAGGACGCCCCGAAGATCAACGGCAGCTACGTGGGTATCATCCACCCCTACGTGAAGTTCGACCTCATGAACGACCCCGAGTGGCAGTACCCCCACCAGTACGTGGACACCAGCAACATCTACGAGAACGAGATCGGCAAGATCGCCGGCGTCCGCTTCGTGGAGAGCACTCGTGCCAAGGTCTGGAAGAACGCCGGCGCCGGTACCCCCAAGGTGGACGTGTACTCCACCCTCATCATCGCCGACGACGCCTACGGCGTGACCGATGTGACGGGCGGCGGCCTGCAGCACATCGTGAAGCAGCGCGGCTCCGCCGGCACCGCCGATCCTCTGGATCAGCGCAGCACCGTTGGCTGGAAGGCCACGCAGACGGCCAAGATCCTCGTGCCGCAGTACATGGTGCGCATCGAGAGCACCGCCACTCCCTGAGTGAGCCTTTAGGGGCAGACGGGGCCCGTGGGAATCTGCGGGCCTCGGCCCCGACCAAATAAAAGGAGGTAATCCCATGGCAAAGAAGACCGAAAGCGCGGACGGCAACATTCTGGCGGACGTGGAGCTTTCCGCCACGGTGACCAAGAACACCGAGGCGGAGATGGAGGCCCTGCGGGCCCGCGTGGCCGAGCTGGAAGCACAGGTGCCCAAGGAGCCGGACCCGGACGACCCGGAGGCTCTCGTGTCCTACACCGCGCCTCTGACCGGCGACCCGCAGAAGGACAAGCCGATTTTCGTCAGCGTCAACGGCGAAAACATACGCATCCAGCGGGGCGTGCCCGTGAAGATCAAGCGCAAGTTCCTGGAGGTGCTGGAGCACGCGCGGGAACAGGAGTACGCGGCGTACAAGGCGCAGCACGACGCGCAGCGCCGGAGCGATCAGGCTATCACGCAGATGTGACGCGGGGGCGGCAGGGCAGAACGCCCCGCCGCCTTTCATTTTTTCATGGAGGTGGAACACTTGATTACTTATAACGAGAGCAAATGGCTGGGCGGCAGCGACGATTCCGTCCGCTACGTGGAGGGGGCCTGCCTCTCCACAGACACCAAGCCCACAAACAAGGTCGCCAACGGCTCCTGCCTCATTGAGATGGACACCGGGAAGGTGTACTTCTACGATCAGGCTGGCGGCACCTGGCGGGAGTTCGGAGGCGCGTCGTGATGATGGACCATGAGATTTTCGCCATAAAGGCGGCGGTGGCGGCATTCTTCGGCGTGCTGGGGGACTTCCTCGGCTGGAAGGGCGTCATGCTGGTGATCCTGGTGATCCTCATGGCGCTGGACTACCTATCCGGTACGCTGGCCGCCCGGAAGAATGGCGAGTGGAGCAGCAAGATCGCCCGGGAGGGGCTTTTCCACAAGGGGGGCATTATCCTCGTGGTGTCCGGGGCGCTGCTGGCGGACCTGATGTTCGCCTTTGCGATACCCGTGATCCCCATAGGGGCGGGCTTCGCCAATCCGGGGCTGTTCCTGCCGCTGGTGCTGGCCTGGTATATTATTACAGAGCTGGGCTCCGTGCTGGAAAACGCCGTGAAGATGGGGGCGCCCGTCCCAGGGTGGTTTAAAAAGGCTATTGCGAAGGCGGGCAAGGCCGTGGACAAGGCGGGAGAGGAGGCGGCCAAGGATGACTGAGGCGGAGCTGCGGGCCAAGGTGGTCAAGGAGGCGGCTGGCTGGCTGGGCGTCAGCGAGGGCACGACCCGGCACCGGGCGCTGGTGCAGTTCTATAACGCCATCCAGCCGCTCCCCGCTGGGTACACGCTGAAAGAGACGGATAGCTGGTGCGCGGCCTTCGTCAGCGTCGTCGGCGCAAGCCTGCACATCAGCGGCGTGCTGCTGCCGGAGTGCTCCTGCGGGCGTATGGTGGAGCTGTATCAAAAGGCCGGGCGCTGGGTGGAGGACGACAACCACGTTCCCGCCACCGGGGACCTGATCTTCTACGGCTGGAACGACAGCGGCGTGGGCGACTATACGGGCTGGCCGGATCATGTCGGCATCGTGCAGGCCTGCGAGGACGGGATGATCTCCGTGGTCGAGGGCAACCGCAACAACCAGGTAAGCGTGCGGCGAATCGCCGTGGGGGCCCGCTTCATCCGGGGCTACGCCGTGCCGGACTACGCCTCCCTCTGCGGGCCGGAGAAGCTGACGGGCTTCCCGGACGTGCCCGCCGGGGCCTGGTACGAGGAGTACGTGCTGGCGGCTGCGCGGGCGGGCATCCTCACGGGCTACCCGGACGGGAGCTATAAGCCGGAGCAGGCCGTGACGCGGGCGGAGCTGGCCGCCGTGACCGCAAAGCTGCTGGAGGCCGTGAAGAAGGCGGACCTGCTGGCGGGGCTGTAAAAACAGAAAAGGAGAGACAGAGAATGAACGAGAAAGAGAATCCCCAGTACTACCAGGACATAATCGCCGGAATGGCGGAAAGGACCATAAAGTGGCTTGTGCGCTGCCTGTGTCTGCTTGCCGTTGTGAGCCTGGCCCTTGGGGTGCTGCTGTATCTCAGCCACGTCAAGGCAGCCAACGACTTGAAGGCCAACAACGAAAAGTGGCTGGAGACTTGGAGCCAGTACGATTTCGAGAGCTACGAATACCAGCAGGACGGGAAGGGCGTCAACATCATCGGGAATATGAACGGAGTTGATTATGATGTCCCAACGAGTGAGAGTGAGGCGCCGGACTAAAAAAAGCGGAGCCAGAGGACGGGCAACAAGGAGGAAACGGTGAAATACTCGCTTGACGGGAATGACCGCAGCGTAGTTGAGGCGTTAATCGAAGAAAAGGTCTTGAACGCCCAGCATCGTCTTATTCTTCGCCTGCGCTTTTGCGACGCCTTAACCTATCAGGAAATCGCGGACAGGGAGGACGTGATCGTTTCATCCCGCAGGCAAGTGGGTAAGATTATTGCAGACTATGCCCCACGGCTGAAAGAATTGCTCAACGTGAATACAGGACAATAATCGCACTATTTTTGCACAATAATCGCCTTTTGGTAGCATCGCCAAAAGGCGATTATTTTTATACCCTTTTATCAGAAAGAGGGTATTTTTTGTACCCCGTTTCTCAGAAGGGAGGCGTTTTCTCATGTTCCTGGAGCTAAACCTTAACCCCATGGCCCGGCGCGTCGGCGACTGCGCTGTGCGGGCCGTGGCGCTGGCGCTGGCTATGGACTGGGAGAGCGCCTTCTGGCTTTTGGCTGACGCCGCCTGCGCCATGTGCGATATGCCGTCCTCTGACGCCGTGTGGGGCGCTGTGCTGCGTCAGCACGGTTTCCGGCGGGCGGCAATTCCCGATAGCTGCCCGGACTGCTACACGGCGGAGGACTTCTGCCGGGAGCATCCCGAGGGCGTCTACGTGCTGGCCTTCGGCGGGCACGTCGCCACAGCGATAGACGGCAATCTCTACGACACATGGGACAGCTCGGGCATGGTCCCGCAATTCTACTTTTACAGGGAGGACTGACCTATGGCCTACACAGGATTCCCGGCAACTTATCAATCCCCGATCTACGGGGCCCCGGCTTACGCCCAGGCTGCTTACGGCGGGCAGGGCGGTATCATTTCGCCTCCGCAGCCGCAGACGCAGCAGGCGGCGAATTATGGGCCGCAAACGGCCATGACGCCGCCGACGATCCACGCCGAGATCATCCAGGTGGAGAGCGAGGAGGCCGTGGACCGGCTGCCCCTGGCGGCTGGCGCGTCACAGATGTACATGACAAGGGACGAGGGGACCATCATCGTCAAGACGCAGTACGCCAACGGCAGTTTTGACAAGGTGGTCTATGAGAAGCGGCCCCCGGCCCCGCCCGCGCCTGCCTTCGTGCCGGAGGACTACGTGCGAAAAGACGAGATCACCAAACTGGTGGCGGCGGCTGTGGCCGCTCTGGAAAAGGAGGATGCGCTATGAGCCTGTTTCAGCAGCTCGGACAGCAGGGGCAGCAGCCCCGGCAGGAGAAACAACAAGACCCCAGGCAGGCCCTAAACGAAATCAAGGCAGATCCGGCAAGCTTTTTGAAACAGGCGGGACTTTCTGTGCCGGAGGGCATGACGGATCCGCAGCAAATGGTGTGGCACATCATCGACTCCGGCCAGGTGAGGGGGCCGCGGGCACAGTTTGCCCGTCGGTTGATGGGCAGATGATCCTCATGCTGTACTTTTGGCTCTGCGTGAGCTATGCGTATCTGCGCCGGAGCGCTACGGCGAGGGTATAGATTTTTTTGAAGGGAGTACCAAAAAATGTTTGAAAATTACGGCAGCGGGATGTATATGCCTGTTGCGCCCGCTTACGGCGGCGGCGGTTACGGTGGCGGCATCGGCGGCGACGGCTGGTGGCTCATCCTCCTGCTGCTCTGCGGCTGGGGCGGCATGGGCTTCGGCGGCATGGGCGGCTGGGGCGGCATGATGGGCCTGGGGTATGACTTCCCCTGGCTGCTGAACGGCCAGAATCAGATCAACGCCAACACCAACGCGGGCTTTGACCACGCGGCCACGCAGAGCGCCCTTGGCAACCTGTCCACGGCTGTGACCTCCGGCTTCGGTGACGTGCAGCTCGGCATCGCCGGGCTTGGGCGTCAGATCTGTGAGACCGGCAATGGCATCACCGGCGCCGTGCGCGACGGGTTCAGCGCTGCGGAGATCGCGGCCAATGGTCGCCAAATGGCCAACATGCAGCAGGGCTTTGGCATTCAGAGCGGCATTGCCGATCTGAAGTACACCGAGGCAACGGAGGCTTGCGCCACCAGAACGGCCAACGCCGGCAATACCCGCGACATCATCGACGCGGTGCGCGGAGGCAATCAGGCGATCCTCGACAAGCTGTGCCAGCTTGAGCTCGACAACTACAAGACGCAGCTCGCCAGTGCCCAGCGTGACAATGCGGCGCTTCAGAACCAGGTGATCCTTGCGACGGAGCGTGCCGACCGTACCGCGCAGACCGGGACGATTATTGACGGCGTATATAACCGTCTCGCCACGTGCCCGGTCGACACTACGCCCGTATACGGCCGCCAGGCGATTTTCCAGTGCCCGGTCAACGTCAACGGCAACAACGGCTGCGGCTGCGGCGGCAACACTTTCTTCAACTGAGGTGCGGCCATGGCAGAGTATGTAACTACTACCGACGCGCTGGTTTCCCTGAATGGGACCATTCCGTTTGGAAGCGTTTCTATCCCGTGCAGCTCCGGGAACGTGGTTCCTCTTGCGGTGGGGATTCTTAATCTGCGTGGCAGTTCCAGCAACAGATTCGCACGGTACAACGTTCGCGTGAAGGCGAACGTGCAGATTCCCGAGGGCGGGGCGGTAACGCCTATCGCTCTTGGAATCGCGCTGAATGGGGCCGTGATCCCGGAGAGCGTGGCCATCGTAACGCCTGCGGCAGCCGGGGATTACTGGCACATCAATACTGACGTGCCCATTACCATCCCCTGCAACTGCTGCGGAACGGTCTCCGCCGTCTACGTGGACGGCACGGAGGACGACCCGGCCACTACTCCGACGCCCTCCATTCAGGTGCGCCGGAACGCGGCAATATCTGTTGACCGCACAGCTTGACGGGAAGGAGGAAAGCCAAAATGGAACATCTGGAAAAACTGACCGAGATCGTGGACAAGGAGATCGGGCATGTCGTCAATAACGGCGGATTCCGCGACGCCCAGCAGGTCCACACCATCTACGAGCTCATCGACATTGCCAAGGACGCCATGTGCATCCTTGACATGGAGGAGGGCGGCAGCTCCTATGCCGACGGCATGGGCGGCAGCTACGCCATGCGCCGCTACGAAGGCGGCAGCTATGATGGCGGCATGAGCGGCGCCCGTGGCCGCAGAGGGGCCCGGCGTGACAGCATGGGCCGCTACTCCCGCGAGGGAGGCAGCTATCGCGGCGGCTACTCCAGAGCGGACGACGAGATCGCCCACAATCTGGAGAAGCTCATGAACGAGGCCCCCAACGAGGAGGCCAAGGAGGGCTATCGCCGTTTGCTGGAGCAGATGGATCGGTAAGCCTGCACAGGCGGGAGGGGCGCAATCGCGCCCCTCTTTTGCTGCCATCAGTTTTGCCATCAAATTTACGCCCTTATGTGTCCCGCATTGTCCTCGTTTGTCAGGTGTCCAGATGCCTATCAGGACATATAAAAACCGCTGAAACACTCACCTTTCAAGCATTTCAGCGGTTTGGTGGGGGCGGGTGGATTCGAACCACCGTAGGCGTCGCCAGCAGATTTACAGTCTGATAAAAAACGCCTTATTCCGTAATATTTTCCGTACCCGCCATCTTTTTGGCCATCATTTCTGAAAATTTTTCTACGCTTTCGGCCTGTTTTTTATCTCTCAGATCGGTGTAGATCTCCATGGTCGTGGAGACCTTGGAATGGCCGAGGATGCGCTGGGCGGTGTACACGTCCACGTCGGCCTCATAGAGCAGGGTAGCGGTGGCGTGGCGGAGGTGGTGGGCGGTAATGAGGGGCTTGCCGTCGGCGTCGAGGAGATTGGCGGCGCGGCAGTATTCGAGCCAGGCGTGCTCGTAGCTGTGCTCCGAGAAATAGCCCCCTCCCCGGCTGCGATTGCTGGGCGGCTGGCGGAAAAGCAGATCATTCTTTTCCAGCGGGGCTATGTACGCCTCCAGCGGAGCGGCCAGGATAGAGGGAATGGCGATTTCCCGAGGCTTGCCGCTCTTGGGCAGCTTCGTCTGGGGGGCGGAATTGGATATGTAGGTTAAGGCCCGGTCCACATGGATCAGGGCCTTTTTTGTGTCTATATCGCTTTTTCGCAAGGCCAAGGCTTCCGATTTTCTCATGCCCGTGCAGAGAAGCAGGAAGGGGAAAAAGCCGAAAGGAAGATCCTTCCCGGCAAGGACGGCGCGGACTACGGCATCGTCGGGGGCTGTGCGCTTTCCGTGCGGCAGGCCCTTGGGGAGCTGGACGGAGAGGGCCGGGTTATAGGGGATGATCCCATCGGCCAGGGCGCGGTTGAGAATGCCGGTGATGATGACCTTCCGGGTGTTGACGACGGTGCGACTGTAGCCCTTGGCCTTGGCCGCCTGGAGGTCCGCGATGATCTCTGTGGCGGTGACGGCCGCCACGGGAAGGCTCCCCCATTTGTCCAGCAGGGCCTCATAGTGCGGCTGCATATTTTTCCATGTGCGGGTGGTGACGGTCTCCCGGTAGGCGGCCTCCCAACGCTCGGCGATGTCCCGAAAGGTGAGCGCCTTCGGGGCCTCCTTTTCCGCAAGGCGCTCATGGAGGCGGGCGGGGTCCCGGTCACAGAGAGCGTGACGCTTGCCGTCCTCGTCCCGCCAGTAGCCCTGATAGCGCCCGTCCGAGCGGAGGGTATACAGGGATGCGTAGTCAAGTTTTTTGGGCATGGGGGCTCCTTTCTCCGGGCGGCAGGTTGCCGCCCCTACAATATGACGGGATTCGCGCGGCGGCGCTGGTAACGTATTACTGAGGTTACCACTGCCGCCGCAATTTGTCCTTGACAAATTGCGGATAAAGATCACTCAGAGGTAAATCACGTTCCCGTCGCGGCGGCGGGGGGAGAGAGGAGAGTTTTCAGAGCAAGGCGGACAATGGTCTTGGTGTCTTCGTCGGCGGCGTCAAAGGCTTCCGCGATGGCAAGGGCCTCATAGGAGATGCGGGAGGCGCGGTCCTCCTTCTGCGCACGGCGGGCGGATGCCTGCACCTCCGGTGGGTCCGGCCAGTCCGGGGGGATCGCAATGTTGCGGACGCGGGCCGGGTCCACGTTGTCGGCAAGGCAGGCCAGGAAAAGCGGGTCCACGCCGATGCCGTCCCCAATCAAGCGCAGGGTATCCATAGAGACCGACACGGGCTTCCCGGTGCGGCGATCCACGCCCTTCTCGATGCTCTCTAAATGCGTGTGGCTGATGCCACACTTTGCGGAAAATGCCCGCAAGGGATCAGCACCGCGGCGGCTGCGGAGATATGTCCCGAGCATATTTTCCATTTTACTCACCTCATTTGTATTGTATAGCTTACAATTTATATTTCAAGGAAAATCTTGTAATTTATACTTGACAAACGAGGCGGAAGGCGTTAATCTTACACTACAGACAGTAAGGCGAACACTACAGCAGAGTGCGAAGTATGTTTCGCACAGAAAGGAGGGACGGCAGATGAACAGGGTCAAAGAGTACCGCGTGGCGCGGAGAATGAGCCAGGCGGAGCTTGCAAGGCGGGTCGGGATGCACCGGCCCAGCATCACCAACATTGAGTTGGGCAAGGCGGAGCCCAAGACCTCCAGCGCCTTCAAGATTGCGGGGGCGCTGGGGACCACGGTGGACGAGCTTTTCCCGGACGAGAAAGGAGAATGAGCATGAGCCGAGAGAAGGCGGCCTATCGGGACGTGCTGGAGCAGCTTTCCGTGGCGTTTCCGGGTCGCGGAGCCCTGAAGCAGGCGGAGGTGGCGCAGTTCTTGGGCGTGGACGCCCGGACCGTGCGGCGGTGGGTAGCCTCCGGGCGGCTGCGCTGGCCCAAGGACCTGCCCACCATCACCATGGCGGACCTGGCAAGACAGGTCTGCGGGTGAGAGGCCAGGCAAGGCAGGCTGGGTTAGGCGCGGCGAGTCCGGGCGAGGCAGGGCACAGTATGGTCCGTTGGGGCGAGGTCTGGCAGGCGTGGACAGGTTTGGCACGTTCCGGCACGGCGAGTTGAGTTGAGGCACGGTTAGGCAAGGCAGGCAAGGCAAGGCGAGACTGGGCATGGCCGGGCATGGAAAGTCTTGGAACGAAAAAAACCGCCCCCGGAGCCGAGGCCCCGGAGACGGTCAAGAAAAATGGCAAATTTAGTATACCTCATTTTTTGAAAGGAGTCAAGAAAAATGGCAGCGAAGAAAGAAGCAGAGGTCATCGAGATCCGCCCGCTGAAGGTGGCGGAGGCGAGCGTCATCATCGTGGGGGACACGCCCCTCATCATGCACGCCTGGTCCAACAAGGCGAAGAGGATGATGCTGGAGGCCCAGCAAGGCAAGGCGAAGGGCAAGAAGAAGCCCGCGAAGAATCCAGTGGACGATTTTATCCAGGCGGCGTACTGGATCGAGGGCAAGCCCGAATACGCCGACGACGCCAGCGAGGAGGAGTGCACGGCGGCTTTTGATGCGGCTATCGAGGCCGGGGCCCGCTTCGGCTTTCCGGCGGCGGCGATCAAGCAGGCGGCTCAGAGCGCGGCTTATCGGCTCGGATGGGTCAAAAATCAGATGGGGCTGCGCGGCGCTTTCTTCATCCGGCCCGATTCAGAGCGCGACGAGAGCGGTCTCGGGTTGGTGGAAATCCATTCCGATCCCCCTGTGATGCGGGAGGACATGGTCAGAGTCGGCATGGGGACCGCGGATTTGCGCTATCGGCCACAGTTTAACAACTGGTGGGCGGAGCTGAAGCTGACGTATAACGCAAGCGGTGACATTTCGCTGGAGTCCATCATCAACGCCATCAACGCGGGCGGTTACGTCTGCGGCCTGGGCGAGTGGAGGCCGGAGCGCGACGGCAGCTACGGGCAGTTCCACGTAAAATCCAACTGATCGCGGCAGGCGGGGCGCGTTTTGGTTTGGCACGGTGCGTTCTGGTCTGTTGAGGTTAGGCGCGGCAGGCGAGGCATGGCATGGCCGGGTCGGGAAAGGCTCGGCGGGGTGTTGTGGGGCAGGCGGGGCCTGGCCCGGATGGGCGTGGTTTGGTCAGGTAAGGCAAGGCGAGGCAGGCGGGGTTAGGCGGGGCAAGGCGGGGTTAGGCACGGCACGGCAGAGCGTTGCATCACAAGAAGAAAGGAGAATCATCATGGTATACAAATTCAAAACGGGCTCGCGGCTGAAAGCAGACGCGCAGAAGGCCGGGGAGCAATGCGCCGCGCTGGAGGCGGAGGGGCGGCTGACGGCGGCGGAGCTGGTGGAGGAAAACCGGCCCAAGGACGCGCCCCTGCACGGGTCCTTCGAGTGGCGGGACAAGGTGGCCGGGCAGCTCTGGCGCGAGCACCAGGCGCGGCACATCATCAACAGTCTGGAGGTGGTGATGGAGGAGGGCGGCGCGGAGCCCGTGCGGGCTTACTTCAATATCACCGTGCGGGACCCGAATTATTACCACGTCCAGACGATCCTGCGGGAGCAGAGCATGACGGACGCCATGCTGCTGACGGCGCTGCGGGAGCTGAAGGCGTTGGAGAGGAAGTACGCGCAGCTTGAGGCGCTGGCCGACGTGTGGGCCGCGCTGCGGAGCGTGAAGGAGGAGATCGCATGAAGGACAAGACGCTGCATCTGATTGAGGACTTGCTGGCCGGGGTGCTGGCGGTGCTGCTGGGGATTTACCTCTGCGCCTGCTGGGCGGAGGCGGCCCCGCCGGAGCCGACGAAGGCGGAGCTGGTGGGGGCTTATTACAGCGAGGGGATGAGGGTGCCGGGGGAGAGTTCAGAGATCAGAGATCAGAGTTCAGAGGAGAAGCGGACCTACCTGGGGAGCTACTACGTCACCGGGTACGACACCTGCGCGGCCTGCTGCGGGAAAACGGACGGGATCACGGCCTCCGGGACGACGGCGACGGTGGGACGCACCTGCGCCGCCAACGGGCTCCCCTTCGGGACCAGGCTCTACATCGAGGGCCTGGGCGAGCGCACCGTGGAGGACCGGGGCGGGATGAAGGGACAGCACATTGACGTGCTGTGCGCGGATCACCCGGACTGCTACGCGTTGACGGGATGGTATGAGGTGTGGATGTATGAGTGACCGAGAGGGGGTGACGATATGAAGATTATGACGAACAGGGCGTTTCGGGAGGAGATCGAGAAAATGCTCTATGAGGAAAATGAGCGTCGGTGGAACAGAGAACGGTTTGAACGCCTGGAGGAAGATCTGCGAAAGCTGGGCTGGCGTGTTGAGGCCCTGGAGGGCAAGCGCAACGCGGCGAACGCGGAGCAGGCAATGACGGTCCGCTGCGAATGACAAGGAGGCGGCAAGGGCCGCCGAGAAAGGAGAATGAAACATGGAAAGTTATTTTGGCAGAGCGGCGGAGGGGACCGACGAGAAGGAGTCCCTGGATATCCTCCACGATGGGGTCAGCTATTACGCGAAGAGATTAAAGGACCTTTGGAACGAGGTCCCCAATGGGGACAAGTCTCTGCTGCTTTTCAGCATGGAGAATATGGCCCCCATGATCCGCAAGATGTGGCCGGAGATCGGCGCGATGGCGGATGTTCTGGGAGTAATATTCAGCGGCACGATCATCGCGGGGAACATTCCGAGAAAGGAGAATGAAAAATGATCGTAAATATCAAGTACTGCCGGGAGGACGGCAACCCCTTCGGGCGGGCGTATTCTTACCGGACGAAGCTGGCGCTGGGGACCGGGGCGCGGGTGCTGTGCCCCACGTCCTCGGGCATGAGGACCGGCGTCGTCGTCGAGATCAACGTGCCGGAGAGCGCCGTGGACCCGGACGTGCTGCCGCTGCTGCGGGAGATCACGAAGATGGCGCCCGCGCCCAGGCCGGAGCCGAAGCCCGTGCTGGTGAAGGCGGACCCGGACTGGGACGCCGGGGGCACCGTGACGGTGGAACAGGCAACAGGGAGCAGGGAACAGGCAACAGAGGACGAGGAGAACGAAGGGCGGCCACAGGCCGCCCCTACGGGGGAAACGGAGGGCGAAGCGGCACCGGAGCCGGAGGTTCCGGAGATCGAGGGGCTGGTGCGGGTGGCACAGCTCCCCGTGATCGTGGAGCGGCTGCGGCAGATGAAGGACTACGTGGAGGGCATGACCGAGGAGGCTATGGCCCTGGCCTGCACGGAGGACACGGTGCAGACCGTGAAGCAGCGCCGGGCGGACCTCAACCGCTTTTTCAATGAGCTGGAGGCCAAGCGCAAGGCGGTCAAGGCCGCCGTGATGGGCCCCTACACCGCGTTTGAGGCGGTCTATAAGGAGTGCATCTGCAACCCCTTCAACGACGCCGACGCCGCGCTGAAGGCGAAGATCGACGCCGTGGAGCGGGAGCAGAAGCAGCGCTGCGAGGATTACCTTCGCAAGTGGTTTTCCGAGCTGACGCTGACGCACAACGTGAGCTGGCTCACGTTCGAGCAGACGGGGATCAAGATCGACATGGCCTCCGCCAAGGCCAAGACGCCGCAGAAGCTCATGGACAGACTCAACGAGTTCGCGGCGAAGGTGGCACTGGATCAGGAGACTATAAGCCGCATGGAGGACGCCGCCGAGGTGATGGCGGAGTATAAAAAGACGCTGAGCCTGTCCCAGGCGATCAACACCGTTTCGGCCCGGAAAGAGGCTGTGGAGCGGGAGCGGCAGGCGGAGCGGGAGCGCCGCGAGGCAGCAAAGGCCCGGCTGGAGGCCGAAGCCCGCGTGGAGGCCGCCGCGCCGGAGGTGTTGGCGCCGCCTGTCGTACAGGCAACCGGGAACAGGGAACAGGCAGCAGGGGACAGCAAGGTGTACAAGTGCAGCTTCACCGTGAAGGCAACGAAGGAGCAGTTGAAGAAGCTCAAAAACTTTTTGATCGAGGAGGGTATTTCCTATGAGTGAGAACATCTTTTCCATGACGACGGGCAGCAGCCGGGAGGGCGGGCTGGCCCAGGTGAACGCCGCCACAGCGATGGCGACGACGCGGCAGGCCCAGGAGGTGCAGGCCGCTATGGTGGTGGCCAAGCAGTTCCCGCGGGACGAGCAGCAGGCTTTCACCCGCATCATCAACGCCTGCAAGCGGCCCAGCCTGGCGCAGGTGGCGCTTTACGAGTTCCCCCGCGGCGGCAGCACTGTCAAGGGGCCGAGCATCGACCTGGCGCGGGCTATCGCGCAGGCGTGGGGCAACATCGACTCCGGCTTCATCGAGCTGGAGCGCCGCAAGGGGGAAAGCTCCGTGATGGCCTATGCATGGGATCTGGAGACCAACACCCGCGAGAGCCGCGTTTTCTCCGTGCCCCACATCCGCGAGAGTAATAAAGGCAACTACGCGCTGACCGATCCCCGCGACATCTACGAGGCCGTGGCGAATCAGGCGGCCCGCCGCGTGAGAGCCTGCATCCTCTCCATCGTCCCCAGCGACGTGGTGGAGGAGGCGCAGAACGAGTGCGAGAAAACGCTGCGCAGGGGCAGTAAGAAGCCCATCGAGGAGCGCCGGGCGGAAATGGCCGCCAAGTTCGAGGAGGGCTACGGCGTGACCGTGGACGATTTGGAAGCCTACGTCGGCAAGGCGATCACGGCCTTCACCGAGAACGACATCGTGCGCCTGGGCAAGATGTACCGCTCCTTCGAGGACGGCGTGGCCGGGAGCGAGGAAGTGCTGGAGAAGCTGCGGAACGCCGGGCAGACGGCGAAGCCGGCGGCGAAGCGGGGGTCGAAGCCCGCCCCGGCTCCCGAACAGGAGCCCGCCCCGGCCCCGGAGGAGCCGGAGGAGGACGAGGAGGAGCTGAGCCTGGATGACTTATGAGATCATCAGCACCGGCTCCAAGGGCAACGCCGTGGTGCTGGACGGGTTGATCCTCGTAGACTGCGGCGTGAGCTGGAAGCAGCTCAAGCCCTACGCCCAGAAGCTCCGGCTGGTGCTGCTGACCCACGTTCACGGCGACCACTTCAAGCCGGCGACGGTCCGGGCGCTCCATCGTGAGCGGCCCGGCGTGCGCTGGGCCTGCTGCCCCTGGATGGTGGAGCCGCTGCTGGAGGCGGGCGTGAGCAAGCGCGTGATCGACGTGGCGGAGCCGGGGATCGGAAATGCTTACGACTTTGGCTCTGTGGTGGCAGAGGAAACGCCCCACAACGTACCGAATTGCGCATGGCTTATTTGGCTCCAAAAAGGCGGCGCCGCACGGGAAAGGCTAATGGACGAGATCGAGCGCGTTTTTTACGCTACCGACGCCGCCAATCTGGACGACGTGCAAGCGCCGGGGTACGACTGGTACTTCATTGAGGCCAACCATAAGGAGGCGGAGATCGAGGCGCGGATCGCGGCCAAGCTGGAGGCCGGGGAGTTCGCCTACGAGGCGGCGGCCCGTGAGAACCACATGAGCGAGGAACAGGCAATGGCGTGGCTCAAGGACAACATGGGGCCGCACAGCCGGTACGTGCTGCTGCATCAGCACGAGGACAAGATAAGGGAGGCGGAGCATGAAGAAGATCATAACTCTGACGCTGGAAACGGAAATTGACGATGACGAATCCGATGCGTGGATCGCGCGGGATTTGATGTGCGAGATTTCCTGCTGCTGCAATCATTACGAGTTGCAGAGCATTACCGTGGAGGAGGCCGCCGACGATGACGGTTGAGGTGATAAAGGCCGGGAAGGTGATGTATCACGGGGACCACCGCTACCGCCCCGAGATAGAGCTCCAGATGCTCGAAAGCGGGTACACCGTCAAGGTGGACGGCAAGAAGATCACGCTTGCAGAGGCCCGGAAACGGGCCTCTGAGGCGGGGAAGAAGAGGTGAGGGATATGAGGGTACTGGTAGCCTGCGAGGAGAGCCAGCGAGTGTGCATCGCCTTCCGGGAGCTGGGGCATGAGGCGTACAGCTGCGACCTCCTGCCCTGCTCCGGGGGCCACCCGGAGTGGCACATACAGGGGGACGCGCTGGAGGTCATCAAAATCAAGTGGGATCTGGTGATCGCGCACCCGCCTTGCACGTATCTGAGCTGCGCCGGAGCAGAGAGGACATTTCGCAAGAACGGCGTAATCATGGACCAGGATCGCTACGAGCGCGGATTGCAGGCGGCTGCTTTTCTTCGGCGATTTCTCGACGCCGACGTGCCGAGGCTGTGCGTCGAGAACCCCGTTATCATGCGAGACAAATTTGACATACCGAAGTACGACCAGATCATTCAACCTTGGCAATTCGGGCACCCTTGGCACAAACGGACTTGCTTGTGGCTGCGGGGCCTGCCTCCGCTGACGCCGACGGAGATCGTGACGCCTACGGGCTATTGGGCGCAGCGAAGCGGTAAACGGGCACGCGGCTTTACGGGGGGGCACCGCGACCCAAAAGAGCGGGCAAAGACCTTTCCCGGCATCGCCCGCGCCATGGCGGAACAGTGGGGAGGAGATATACGTGGAACGTGAACAGTTTACCTTTTATAGGTCCTTTTGGGAGGCTGCGAAGGCGCTGCCGGTGAAGGAGCGGGGGCTGCTGCTGGGGGAACACGTCATCGAGACGGAGGGCCACGAGATCGGCGGAAGGAAGGAGTTGAGCGCATGACGTTTCGAGAGAAGCTGGCGCAGGAGCATCCTGAGGACATCACTGAATCCGCTTGCCGCGCCTGCTGGGACCGGCAGATGCCGCTGCCCCCGGAGGAAAAGGAGGTCCCGACCGCGCCGCATGAGATCCCGCAGACCGTTAGGAATCTGGTGGAGGCGAGAATCCACCAGCTCACCGAGCAGGTCAAGGCGCTGGAAGACGAGCGGGACGCGCTGTGTGACTGGCTGAATGAGAGGTGACGTGCGTGGAACGTGAACAGTTTACCTTTTACCGCTCATTCTGGGAGGCGGCGAAGGCCTTGCCGGTGAAGGATCGTGGACTGCTGCTGGGGGCCGTGTGCGACTACGCCCTCAACGAGGAGGAGCCCGGCCCCGAGCTGAAGGGTCCGGCCCTGGCGATCTACGCGATCATCAAGCCGATCCTGGACAGCGGTCGGGCGAAAGCCGCGAATCGCAAAAACAAAACGAAAACAAACGAAGAACAAACCGAGAACAAAGCAGAATCAAACGCGGAGCAAGAATAAGGGCAAGTAAAAGGGCAAGAAAAAGAAGAAGAGAAAGAGTAAGTAAAAGAGAAAGAGCAAATGCTATATATACGCTCTTACCTACGTTGACGACGATAGGGTACAGGGATAGTAGGCCCGGCGTGATCGTCGCCGACGACGAAAAACGAGGTGATTTTCGTGGACAAGATCGAGCACGCAAAACTGTGGGAGCTCATGGGGACGTTCTGGCCGAACAGCCCCCGTTACAGCGACAGGAGGGCGCAGGTCGCGTACTGGTACGCCATGGCCCCGTATTCCTTCGCGGACTGCCGGGCGGCGATAGTCCGCCACAGCAGGCAGAAGGGGAGCTACTGGCCGGATGTGGACAGGATCGTGGGGGGGCTCACGCCCGTGGACGAGGACGTCGTCGGCGACGCCGGGGAGGACCGCGCCGAGGACGTGACGGACGAGAACGGGTGGAGCTTCGAGGACACCCGCCGCACCATCGGCTACTGGGCGCGGCTGCGCGAGCTGACCGTGCCGAAGTTCGAGACGGCGGAGGAATACTGGGCCTGGTACGATCAGGCGAAGGAGACGCTGCTGATGGAGGAACACGTCATCGAGACGGAGGGCCACGAGATCGGCGGAAGGAAGGAGTTGAGCGCATGACTTTTCGGGAGAAGCTGGCACAGGAGCATCCGGAGTGCGTTGATTCGCGTCTTGTTGGAGGATGCAGCGGATGCCCTGAGGACTATGGCTATGAGCTGGAGTACGACTGCGGAGGGACAAGGTGCCGTGACTGCTGGAATCGACAAATGCCCATGACCCCGGAGGAGCAGGAGGCACAGGAAAAGCACGACCTGGAGATCAACGCGGAGATCATTCGGGGGTATTGCAGCGAATATCTGGACTGCGATGGCTGCCCTGCGGATGTGCCTTGCTCGGACTTGCCCGGGTGCTGGTCGGCGGGGGTCTCCTGCACATCTGCCGCGAAGCAGCGGGCCGTGCTGGACGCCTTTGAGGCGGCGTTGCCGCCGTTGGACGAGAGCGACGGCGGGCGGCCACAGGCCGCCCCTACGGAGGGACGCGGGCGGCAGGTTGTGACCGAAGGGAATCCCCGGAGTGGGGCCGCCCCTACGGAGGAGAACGCCACGCCGGAGCGGGAGCGAGACGTGCGGGAGAGGCTGGATTACCTGTTCTGGGAGGCCAGCGGGAAGCTGAAAGCCTGGTATGAGACGCGGGACAGGGAGGAACTGGAGCAAGCCCTGTGGCTGCTGCGGTGGATGACGGAGATCCAGGAGGGGGAGACGTGAGCATGACGCCGTATGAGCAGGCCTTTCAGATCGGGACCAGCTACGCGCCGAGGACGGTGCCCTCCCGCTCCATCCCGGAGATCGAGCTGGAGGCGCGGGAGCACGGGCTGAGCTATGGGCTGTATCTGGCCGGGCACCGGCTGGAGAAGGAGCTGGAGGAGGCCGCCGCCAAGCGGCAGGCGGAAATAGCGGAGATGAACGCACGCAGGCGGAAGGAGGCCAAGCGGCTTATGAAGCGGCGGGTGCTGGAGCGGGCCGAGAAGCCGAAGCCGGACAGGACGCCCCGGAAGCGCTACTCCGTCGCCGTCGCCGAGATCGACCTGGAGGGCAACGTGCTGCGGGTGTTCCCCTCCGTCAAGGCAGCGGCGGACGCCACCGGGGCCAGCCCCTCCACCGTGTGCCAGAGCTGCGATAGGTACGCGATAGGCATCCCCCGGAAGAATTACACCAGCCGGGGCGCCGGGTGCCATTTCGCCAGAGTGAAGGACTTGCCGGGAGGGGGCGCTGGGATTGGGGACGTATTACCGGATTGAAAAGCGGGCCGTGTGCCCCTACTACACAGGCGACTACAAGCGCCGCAGCGACGGGCATCCGCTGATCTGCTGCGAGGACGGGACGAGGATCCCCTTCCCGGACCGGTGCAGCTTTTCGGGCTTCGTGGAGGAGTTTTGCCTGCGCGACTGGCGGAGCTGCTGCGTCGCCAGGATGCGGAATCGGTTTTACGAAAGACAGGACCCCGCGAATGAGAGCAGCGGGCGGCAGATTGCCGCCCCTACAGTGGGCCGGAGGAATGGGGAATGAAGATCATCATCAAGGGCGTCCCGAGGACGAAGAAAAACCACCAGCAGGTGGTGATGCGGGGGAAAAAGCCCATTATCATCCAGGGCGAGGCGTATCGGCAGTACGAGGAGCTGGCCTTGTGGCAGCTTCCGCACCCCAGGGAGCCCATCAGGGGGCCGGTGAACGTCAAGTGCGTTTACTACATGCCGACGAGGCGCAGGGTGGACCTGCTGAACCTGCTGGCGGCCACGCTGGATATCCTGGTCAAGGGCCGCGTGTTGGAGGACGACAACAGCCAGGTGGTGTACGGGCACGATGGGAGCCGTGTGCGCTGTGACCGCGATAATCCACGCGTAGAGATCGAGATCGCCGGGGGGTATAACGACAAGGGGGAGACCACGAAAACGCGGCAGAGAGGCGCAGGACGCGCCACAGAGGACAAGGAGGATAACAATGGCTGAATACATCGACAGAGACAAGGTGTTGGCGTTCCAAAACGAGCTGGAACCCGTGCTTGTGTTTGGGCAACCAGTTTACAGCGCGACCAAAGACGCCGATCTCGTGGCATTTATCAACGACATACCCGCAGCCGATGTTGTCCCTGTGAGACACGGAATAATCGTCGATATGCGCAAGGCAGAAGATGACGGTGAGTGGAAATGCACAAAATGCGGATGGCAGTACACGGTATGCGTGTGCGGAAAGGACGTTACGCAGAAAATCCACTACTGCCCCAACTGCGGGGCAAAGTTGGACGGCAAGGAGGACGCATGAAGAGAAAGATGGAGCTGTGCGCCAAGTGCGCCGCGCTGATCGCCGACGCCGACGACGTGCGCCGGATCGCTGGCGGCGTGGACTACAAGGTTACCTGCGAGCAATGCGGGAAGCTACGCTACGGCGGGACCTATGAGGTCGAGACAAAGAAAAGGGGGTGATGCCCCATGTTTAGCGGAAACGAAGCCGCTCCCATGTAGAAGAGCCCCCGGAGGGATTTTCCTCCGGGGGCGAATTTTATTTTTTGCTTCTGGGGCGTGACATGGGCGGGGCGCTAAAGGGTAAAATTCCACTTAGCAAGGAGGTGGGCGCATGGCAAAGGAGAAAAGCCCGTCATTAGGCGAGAAAAAGGCCAGAGCAAAGCCCAACAGGGACCCCAAGACCGGTCAATTCCTCCCCGGGAACAAAAGCGGCGGGCGGAAGGAGCTGCCCGAGGATCTGAAAGAGGCTTTCCGGGCGGCATCGCCGGACGCGCTGCGGCTGCTTGTTCAGATCGTGAACAACGACGAAGCCAAGGACACGGACCGCATCCGGGCGGCGGAGATCATCCTGGACCGGGGCTACGGGAAGCCGCGGCAGGCCGTGGACCTGGACGCCTCCAATATCCCGCAGGTGGTGATCGTCGGTGACGTCCCGGACTGAGATCAACCTGGCCGACGTGGTGGGGCGGGGCTACGGGGCCTTCTGGCGATTCAAAGGGCGCTATCGCGTGGTGAAAGGCTCCCGTGCTTCCAAGAAATCGACGACGACGGCGCTGAACATCATCTACCGCATGATGGCCTACCCCATGGCAAACACCCTGGTGGTGCGCAAGACGGGGAACACGCTGCGGGACAGTTGCTTCGCAGCGCTGAAATGGGCGGCGAGCCGCCTCAAGGTGCTGCATCTGTGGGATTTCACGGTGTCGCCGCTGGCGGCGGTGTACAGGCCAACGGGCCAGCAGATTTTTTTCCGGGGGCTGGACGATCCCCTGAAGCTGGCCTCCATCACCTGCACCGTGGGGACCATCTGCTGGGCCTGGATCGAGGAGGCCTACGAGGTGGAGACGGAGGAGGACTTCAACCTGGTGGACGACCTCATCCGAGGCGAGTTCCCGCCGGGCTGCGAGGGGTATTTCAAGCAGCTCACCCTCACCTTCAACCCCTGGAGCTCTTCGAGCTGGCTGAAAAGCCGCTTCTTTGACGCGGAGCCGGACCCGGACGTGCTGGCTCTGACGACTAATTACACCGTCAACGAATGGCTGGATGAGGCGGACCTGAGGCGCTTCGAGCTGATGAAAGAGACCAATCCCACCCGCTACAAGGTGGCGGGGCTGGGAGAATGGGGCATCGACGGCGAGCAGTTCTTCGAGGAGTGGCGGGACCTTCCGGAGCACTACGTGGACCGGCTGTGGACCCACGTGATAGAGCCCTTCGAGATTCCGCCGGAATGGAAGATTTACCGGGGCTTCGACTTCGGCTACGCAAAGCCCTTCGCCGTGGGCTGGTGGGCCGTGGACTACGACGGGCGGCTGTATCACATCCTGGAGCTCTACGGCTGCACGGAAACGCCCAACACGGGGCTGAAATGGACCCCGGACAAGATTTTTTCCGAGGTGCGGAAGATCGAGCAGGAGCACCGCTGGCTGCGC